ATGTAACCAAGATGTACAGAGTGAAGGATGGACATTTAATATTGAATACCATATAAAAGAGAACGTTAGTACTACTGATAACAAAATCATTATTGGTTCTGATGTTATCCGTATAGATAATGAAGATTCATGGGACAAGACTCGTGACTTTGTACGACGAAAGGACACCGCTGATGGTATATGGAAACTATATGATAGAGTAAACCATACATTTGAATTTCCAGATGATGATTACTTCTATGTAAATAAAGTAAGACTATTATTATTTGAAGATATACCTACAGTATATCAAAGGTATATTACTTACAAAGCTTCAGGCAGAGCAGCTGTACAGTTAGTATCTAACGCTCAACTACAGAAGATGTTACAGCAATATGAAGTACAAGCACGTGCTGCATGTATGGAATATGAATGTAATCAAGGTGATCACAATATGTTAGGTTGGCCTGACGAGTCTGCTTATCAATCCTTCAAACCTTATCAAGCACTGAGACGATAATGGGAAGTGTAACACAAAAGGTTCCTAACTATGTTTTAGGAATCTCAACTCAACCAGATGAAAAGAAAATACCAGGACAAGTCACAGACTTAGTCAATGGCGTACCTGATGTTGTAAGGCAGCTCATCAAACGACCTGGTAGCCACTTAGTAAATACATTAACACCATCCACAGCTGCCAATGCAAAATGGTTTCACATTTATACAAGTGCCACAGAACAATACATTGGACAAGTTGCAGCAGATGGTGTTGTTAAGATATGGAGATGCAGTGACGGTGTTGAGATACCCATCGATTATGCAGATGTTGATGGATCAGATAAAGCTACTTACCTAGATAACACTGCACTATCAGATGAGAAGTCTTCAGACATACAAGCATTAACTATTAACGAGACTACCTTCTTTGTTAATAGACAGATTGCTACAGCAATGAAGAGCGATGCAAGCTCTTTGTCACCTGCTAGATTAAATGAAGCTTACATAGAACTAGATACAATATCTTATGGTAAGCAGTATGCTTTAGATATATACGATCCAGACGATAATACAACTTATTCATACACACGTGCTACACAGATAGTCGTTGATGATGCTGGTACTTTTGGCGGAGTTACTATGGGTTCAGGAGAACCTGGCGATGGCTCTTGTCATGGTATGGGTAGGGAGTATGTTTTTGCAGAATCTGGTACTGATAAATTCGGTACATCACCACCTAATATGTCTGCCAATGGTAAGACAAATCTAAGGTATGAGATGGACACACGTTGCACACCTCAACCTAGTGCTAGTCAAGGCGCAGTTGAAGGTGATCACTACTATGATGCCTATGCTCCATACTGTAAGCTACAATTTGGTGGAGAAGGTTGGACTACAAACGACACACATACTCATACATCACAGAAAGGTGTAGGAACCACCGTTACTGTTAAAAATCATGTAACAATCACTTCAAGAGGTAACATAGCACTTGTACGTCCACAACCTACGTCCTCAAATAATGAAGAGCATGTATCAGCAGCTGGTATACTAGGTGATCTTAAAGCAACATTAGATGCCATTGGTAGTGGCGCTCATGGTATTACATGCACGATTGTCGGAAATGGTATCCATTTATACAGAGCAACTCCTTTTGGTGTAACTTCACCAGAAAGAAATTTGATGAATGTTATCACAAGTGAAGCAAATAATATAGCTGATTTACCGCGTACATGTCGTCATGGATATATTGTTAGGATTGTAAACAGTGGTGAGGATATGGATGATTACTATCTCCGTTTCCAATGTGAAGGTGTACCTACTGAGATAACCAAAGCAGTAACTTATAGTAGAAGCGGCAGTACGGTTACAGTCGAATCACCATCACATGGTCTGGAAAATGGCGATCAAATTTTTGTTGATGCAACTAGTGGTGGTTTATCAGATCAATACGTCAGTTCAATAACTGTTGTTGATGCACATAATTTCAGGTTTACTACTGGTTCATCAGGAACCATTGGAAGTAGTAGACTTGTATATACACCAGCTCGCTTCGGAGAGGGCGTGTGGGAAGAGGTAGCAGCTCCTGGGATAGAGATAGAGATAGATAACACTACGATGCCTCTGAAGCTCACCAGGGTACTTCCTGGAAGCTTCTCGATTAATGGTGGTGCTTCTACTACGTACTCTAACGGTGCTTTTAGATTCGGTTACCCTGATTGGGGTAAGCGTGACGTAGGTGATGATATAACTAACGCACCTCCTTCTTTCATTGGATATCCTATTCAAAGAATGATGTTCTTTAGGAACAGGA